GAAATCTTTTTGTTAATAGGTGTACCACTCGGGTCATCTATTACATGAAATAAATCTGCTGTATCTAGAGCGTCTCCTAGATCAGTTAATTGTGTTACTTTTTTGTCTGCCATTTTTTGTTTCTCCTATAAACCCTATATGTATTAAGGGAATTGTACTGTAGCCATAAGACTACATCATTGTTGTTATATTATATAGGGGTTTTTTAGTACCCCTATATTAATTGTGTTACTATGCCGGAGTGTAAACTTCACAAGTGCCAGCAGCGTCAGCAATTGCTTGACTATTTGTAATAGTAGCGTCTACGCCTGCTCTGTCTTTGATTGTGCCACCGTTTAATACTAAAGCATTTGGACCAAATTTAAGTGCGTCACCGTTTTGTCCTGATTTTAAATCTTCAGCACCTAAAGTTGTTTCAAATACTAACTCGTCTGTACCTGAACCAGATACGTAATCTAACCAAGCTACTCTCGCATTGTTGCCTTCACTTACAGCAGGACCGTTAGTCATGTCAACTACCATATTTACGTAAGGGTTACCTGTTACGAGTACGTCTTCACTGAATGTAACTGTACTTTTAACTTTTCCACCAGCAATTCTATTGAAATTATTAGAATCTTCTAGTTTTATTTTTGTTATGTTTGCCATTGTTTTTTTCCTCTTTTTATATTAAATTGTTTATTATGCTACAACTGTAATTGAACCAGCAGCAGTACCTATGCTAGCAGAGTTAGTAATTGTAGAGTTCGTTGCCGTACCTCTATCTTTTACTGTACCACCGTTAAGTGCCATTGCGTTAGTACCGATTGTTAATACATCGTCAGCATTAGTAGCAGCGTCAGCAGCTCCTATTGCTAAACTAAATGTCAATTCGTTACTATCTGATCCTGAAGCATAAGATAATACGTGAGGACCTCTACCTGTTCCAGTACCTTGGTTACCATTTGTTACTGATAATTGTGGTGTACCTGTTACAGTTACATCTTCATTAAATCTTACTCTTGCTTGTAGTGTTGCGCCAGCAGATTTATCAAATGCTGTCGTAATAAATTCTATTTCAGTAATGTTACCTGAACCCATAAGAGTAGCAAGTTGGTTTACTGCAACCAAAACTTCTGGTGTAGCAGCCGTGTTATCATTACCTGAAAGAATAGAACCCGCTTCTCTAACCCAGCCTGAAGAAGTAGCGTATACTTCTTTTTTCTCAGCCTCTGTTAGGTTTTTGGGTTTGATATCGTTTCCCCATAAAGCCATGTTGTTTTCTCCTTAATTAATTAATTAACTTTGTTGTTATAACTAACACTATTTATAACGGAAATAAATTAGAAACCTAGTGATCTTAGCTCTTTTAAAGTGTTACCTACTGTAGTATGGTGTATGCCTATACCACCTCTTGCTTTAAATTGATCTGTATTCTTCTTATAGTCATCTATTAGAATGGCAGGACTGCCCATGACCCTTGCGTAATTTTGTTTCTGTACTCGTTTAACGAGATTAATTCTGTTACCTGGTATGCCTAAATTTGTTCTTGCCCAATGTGTCTTACCTGGTATACAGTTAGGATCAAAACTTTCCTCTACGTATGCTGATAAGATATGTGCTTTGTACTTTGATATGAAAGACCAGAGTTGTCTACCACCAGTATGCCATGGTAATGTATGCCAAAATTTAGGTGTTGCTTTTACTTTAGACCACTTTTCAGTCTTACTTCCATATGACCAGTTATTAATATTTATTCCATGTAACTTCTCAATACCCTTTACGAAATCGCAAAGGACACCATCCATGTCACAATATATTCTGGTATTCTTATTGTCCATCATAGTAGGTTTTGGATAATTCTCCACTTTCAACAGTTGTTCCTGCTTTCCTACATCTGATATAAGTCTGTACAGTATCACTGGTGCCTGGTTTAGTATACGTTCTTATTCCACCTGATATAGTTGAGTTAGCACCGGCGGCTGAGTCTGAATATGTATTAGAGGCCGTAGCAGTATTTTCATATTGCCAAATGCTATTAGTACCTGGTACTGTTACCCACGACATCTATATTCTCCTTAAAACGAGTGATTAATTTTTGGATTCATTTCAACTGGAGTTTTAGGCTGACCTGTATCAGTTTTACCTTTAGGCTCTGCCATTTCTTGATCTCTAGTTTGAGTTTCGTCTTTTTTTTGTTCTTTTTTATACTTAGCAGCTTCAGTTTTCATCTTATCTTTTAGATGTTTGTAAGCAATACCAATAGATAAAGGTACTTCGCCTGTATCTTTATTAGGTGCTGGCTTAACTGCCTTGTGTTTTTCGTTTTCTAATTTTTGTTTTAATAATGTGTTTTGATCTTTAAGTTTATTAATTTCTGATTCTTTATTTTGTTCTTTGTCATCTTTCATTGCTCTAATCTTAGCGATCTTAACACCAGGTTTATTGTCTTTATCAATTGCTGGAATATCATCTTTAGATTCTGCTTTATAATACTTAGCTTCGTCTGATCTTTTCTCTTGTTCTTCAGCAGCTTCTGTCCAATTAACTTCTTCGTTAACATTTTCTGTTTTTGCCGTATGCATTTTGTCTATCTTATTAAAGAAATCTTTTTTTTCTTTTGGCGTCATTGAACCAATACCTGCTTTGCCTGACTTGTCTAATTCTTTTTTAAATTTATCTTGATAATCAGACTCATTAGTGTGAATCTGCATTTGTTTTGCCATATCTTCTAGAGAGTTTGGCTTGTTTTTTAAATAACTCATTATTTTTCCCCCTTTGAAGTTTGCATTTTTTGTTTTAAAAATTTTAATACTAATTTTCTTGCACCCTCACCATACATCTTTTTATATTTTTGTGTGTGAATAGATGGTTTAGTTTTTGCTTCTTTTTCTTCAGGTACACAATTAGGTACTTGTTTACCACCTTTGTTTTTCATACCTATTTGTTTATAACCCACCCAACATGCTTCTTCAAATGAATCCTCGTCTAAATCTTCTTTTTTAGGTTTAGGTTTTTTTGGTTTCTCATCATCTTTATCGTAAGCGTCTTCTTCTTTTACGACTTTAATATCTTTAACGCCAGCTTTTTTTAATCTATCCATCATATCTTGAGCGTCTTTTTCATCAGCATGTTTCATACGTAAGTTCTTTTTATTTAAAGGGTCTACATATTTTACTGTATAAGATTCTTCAGTTGTTTCTTCTCCGAAAGGAGTAATTGTAGTTACTTTGAATTTCATTTTTCTTACTGACAGTTTAGACATTGCACCACCAGAAACAAAAGGTATACCTGCACCTTTTAAAGTTTCTAAATCTTTATCTTTTAATTTGTCTAAAATATTCATCAACTGTTTTGCTCTAGCAGCTGTAATAGTTTTGCCTTTTAAAGGACCAAATTCTGTTTTTAATTTTTGTAACATAGCAGGACTAAAAGACTCTTCTAAATCTTCTTTGTTTTGTTGTTCGTCTTCGCCTAGTATATCTTTAACTGTTGCTACTGAAATCTTTAATGCTTTAGCAATGTCTTTAGCAGAGGCACCATCTTTTTGCATGGCGTCAATGTCTGACATTTTGCCTTCTTCTAGTTCTTCATTTTGTTTTACATAATCGTGAGCTTGTATATAAGTTGAGAAAGTTTTTACTAACTTACCATTTTTATAAACTTTCCATTCTGTTCCTTTTTCATTACCAACAGTTTTAAATCCTTCATTTACTTCTTCTTTTTTAATTTTAGCACCTGCACCATATTGGTCAACATATCTTTGTGCCTCAGCAGGAGTATTATACTTGCCTAGTTCCATTTTTGAACCATCTTTTTTAGTGATAACTACAGTGTATGTTTCTGAAACATCAACTGACATATCTACTTCATCTTTTAATACTATTTTAGAAAGAATATTAATACCAGCATGTTTTACAGCCACTTTAGTTGGCATATCCATTTTATCAAGCATACTTTTTATGCCTGGTGTTACGTCTCTCATAGTCTTTTTAGCCCACACTTTTTTGATGTTTGCTAATTGAGTATCGGTCATAGTTCCCATTAGACCACTCTCTATTAAATTTGCCTCGTTCCAGGCTTCTGCCATTGTTTTTCTGTATTTAGTCATAGTACGGTGTATTACAAGTCTCTGATCATTTTGGCCACAGCCTCATCTAACTTGATTTTCCACTCCTCCTTAAATCTTTGTTTATATTTATCTATTGTATCTGCTTCACTTGCCCAATTATTTACATCTTTTTCAGATATTTCCTCTGTCTTAATCTCTTTGTAACCTTGTGTAGGCCACCCTCTCTTTTTTGCGTCAACTGGTTTAGCCTCTGGAGCCTCACCAGGTGTTACTTCTTTAGTATGATTGGCGTAATCGGCGCCTATTTCATGTGCTTCTTTCTCTAATTTCATCGTAATTTCTTTCTTTAAGTCGGCAAATATCTTATTATATTTCTTTTCAGATACAGCCTTAAAGCCATAGTCTACATTTAGATTGTGTTCTCTAACTGCAACCTCTTTATCGCTGGTGATTGGTATACAATCCCATATCCAGGCTTTGTGTAAATTATTATTGTTATCTTCTAGTACAATATAGTTTGTACCTTTTCTTTTAACTGTTCCTTGTATATCTTGTTTGGTATAGTCTACCTTTTCTCCGATATTAAATATCATATCTCTTAAATAGAGGTCTCTTATTTGTTGTTGATCAAATTGTTCCATAGTTAACATTTTTGTAGATGGTTGATCAACTAAATTTTCTAATCTCATACCTTTTCTAACATCTTTCATTAGATCGGCAGGGTTTACACCACTAGGTAATCCTCTTTTGAAAGAACCTATATCATCTTTGGCAGCTGCAGCTCTCATCTTACTTGCACTCATACCTGAAGCTCCCTCTGCGTCTGGATCTCTTTCACCTGCTGATAATACATTGATGTTGTCAAAGTTATAATAACCATGTCTTGATTTTACATCGTTGTATTTGTTTAATATGGTTGTAAATTCACTTACTCTGTCACTACCTACTACCATAAACACCTCTGTATAACCTTTATTATGTAAAGTAGTAGCTATATCTAATATCATATTAGTTTTATTAATCTCTATATTTCTTGCATGAGAAGGAAACATTTTTTTCATATACGCTAGTTTTTGACTTGGCGATAATGGATTTTTCTTACTGTCTTCACTTCTACTCAAATAAATTTTGTGATCATTTGCTCTTACTGACTTAACTTTTTTAATAAGTTTTTCATGTCCTATAGTTGGTGGATTAAATCTACCAAAAGTAAATGCAACTGATTTTCTTGGTCTTCTCATTTCTTCGTTTACTTCTTCAGGTAAACCAGCGTCTCTAACTGCCTTACCAAATTCATTGTAGTCTATACC